TGGTATGCCGCCGCCTGTGTACTTTGTGGGGCAGAGTTAAGTTCGTCTAGAAACAATACAACTGTATCGTATTGTTTTGCCAGTTCTGCACTTGGCAAATCAACTGGTGGTGCCCAATCCATAACACCTAATTCTTTATTGTAAAATGGAATACCTTTGATGTCTGTTGGCTCCATAAGTGCCATTCTTAAGTCTATCAATAATGCATTACCAATATCGCCAGAGTCTACAATTCCTTGCATAAGTTCTGACTTACCAATTCCCATCGGTCCCCAAAGGAACACGGGTCGCTTTTTAGCGAATGCTTTAAGTATAGCCTGTTTGGCTTGAATACTTGTAACTGTTCTATTTTCTGTAAGTGTTTGTGACATAGTTTCTCCTGCTTTTGTCATTGTTTATATTTTAATAATAACACCATTGTGTATATTGTCAACCTTTTTTTGGAACAATCCATTTAACAACTTTAAAAGGATTGCTATCTGCAAATACCTGTGCTGGATATCCAAGTTTTTTGGCGGCTGATACAGCCTTATCCAGTGTAGGATATGTTCCTATTGTACCTGTGGCACTTGTAAATACATTATACATCTTTAAATCCAAAACTTGCTACAACTGATTTATGACCTAATTGGTCTTCAACAATATCTCCAACACTAACTGAATGCATTGGTAAAAATCTTTCTATATTTTCTTCTGGTCCCATATTACCTACATGAAATACATCTTCTAAATCCAATGCAGTAATATTTGAAACGTGCTCATAAAAACCATTATTAAATGCTTCTTTGGCTTGTTCGCCTTCGTTATCACCAAATTGAATATCAAGTCTTGCTTTTTGCTTTGGCACCGAATTGTGTCCTTCAGCATTAACTTGGTCAACTTCAGCATCTGTAAGACGAATTTGATAAAGTTTGTATTTCATTTTGGCTCCTTTTTATTAACTTATATTACTATAATAACATCATTATGTTATCTGTCAATACCTTTTTACAGATATTTTGACCATTTTTCTTGCCAACATTCATAAAGTCCATCTTCAAAATGATCTTCGTCTGAACTTCCTGTAAGCAAGTTTTTATGCTCTTTCATGTTGTCAACAAATTCTGCAAATGATCCACACTCTCCAATTTTCTCCATTGCAATATCGTAAAATTTGTTAACATTGTCTTCGATTAAATTATACATTCCCATATTATACTCCTATTGTTGTTAATTGTAAAATTGATTCGTTTATGTGTATTGCTAAACTAATTCCAAATATCCAAGCAAGTGTGCCAAATAAGAACCAAATCATAAGCAATACTATAAATGCTTTAATACTAAATTTAATAATTTCTGGAAAGTATTTTACTGCTACAAAAATTATTGCTATTAATCCTATAAAACTTAACATTTTTTCTCCTGTTTATATTATTATAATAGCACCTTTTGACTATACGTCAACCTTTTATTTTATCGCAGTTTATATGAAGAATTTGACACCTTAAATGCCCATAATATGGTAGTTTAATCGCTTATATAAGGGTCGTACACGGGCAAAACGGTGTCTTGGGTGTACTTTTACAAGGGTTTATTGGCTTCTAGATACAATTCAAGGTCACCGTCGTATAAAGACAGCATAGTTGCTACTTGATCGCCAAATAATTCAATTTTTGTGTGATTGTTTGATAAAGAACCTATTAGAAAATATGGACATTCTAGTACTTTGTCCATATACAGTACTTTCTTCATATTTTGTATAGGTTGTTTAAGTTTGAGAGTGGTGTATTCAATATCACAGTTTTTAACGAAAAACTGTCTTCCGAAGTTAGTGAGTCTTAACCCGCCATCGTCTCTAAAATTTGCCCAAATCTTTGGATACAATACATTAAATGGTTCGTCTATACCAACTGCTTCGTTTAGCAGTATTTCGGTTAGGCGTCGTTTGTCGATTCCGGATATATGCATTTACCTGCATTCAATAATACAACTGTGAACTTATCACATTTAAAAAGTACATTCATTTTCTTTGCAAGGTTAATTGCATGGCCTGGATTAGAAAATGAAACTTTTTTATATTTAGGACTCGCATAACCAACCATAGCATTAAAACTTTTTAAGTTAATTGGTTTGTTATCATAAAAGACTGCCCAGACACCTTCACTCTGAAGGATCTGATCCGTTTTATAGTCCTTATCGACTTTCTCTATTAGAATTACTGGTTTTGGTCTACTCACTATATATCTCCATAATTATAAATATATTTATCTATTTGGAGAGTAAAGTGCTACTATTATGATCCGAATGTTCCGCCGTCCATTTGCCCTGTAATAGGTGCGTTATTTTGTTCCATTGCAGATATAACTTTATCTTGTAGTTCGATAACTTTACTTTGAAGTTCAACAATTTCGTTAACTAATAATTGTGCTTCGCTAGTATTCATAGATACTTGTTCTTTTTGCATATCTCTACTGCTAGAAACTAGGTGTGTAAAGTTTGTAATTTGTATACTCATTTTGGATCCTCCTTGTTCATTGACCACAACAAGAATACAGGCAAAGAGTATATAGCAAGAAGAATTAGCATAGCACTAATCATCTTCTCTACTCTTCTTTCTTAATGTTGTTAACATATCTTCTTTTAATTTAAATGGTCCAATGAATTCATACTTGTCTAGTGTTACCAACTTTGGACAAAAACTTCTAGTCCAACCATTTTCATATCTAACTACATAGTAACCTGCACAATGCATACTTTGGCTTTTTTCATTTTTAGAATATAACGGAAGTTTTTTTCTAACATCATACACTTCGTTAAATGGTTGACTTGCACTTGGATACCCGTGTACATCACCAACGTGTTTTTCATCAGTGTTTCTTGTTACTTCAGTTTGTTGCTGATTAATAGTAATGTCGATAACATTTGTTTCAACATCTATACCAAAGTCATCATTTAATGCTGTCTTGCCTACTTGTCGAATAATACCATCTTTATAACTAACTTCATATTGTTCATCACTTACTTGTCGAAGTGTACCACACTTCTTTCCATCAGATTCGATGATCCAAAACTTTTTATCAACTATTGTTTTTAAACTGTAACTCATTTATATCCTGCCTGTAAAAATTCTGCATACTTTTGAGCATTTTCTGCCACTTTGTTTAATTCATACTTACCACAGAATTTTAAGAACTTTGCACCTACCATTGTATGATTTTTTATTGCTACTGTTTCATCAATGTGATTATCTACATAGTCTTTAATTTCTTGCGGTTGTTCTGTTAAATCAATTAGATGTACATTTCTTTGATAGTCGTCTAGTACACGGTGTTCAACACCATTGTGATCTACCCAACGTTGCAACATCATGTTATTCCAACTAAAGCCTTTGTTAGTTCTATCTTCAAATGCTTCTAATAAACCTATTTTGTTTTTAGTACCTTTTTTACGAACACCTGGATATGCACTAAACACATTATCACTTGTGTCACCACGCATACACTTTTCAAACAATAACCATTGTGGGTTAGGTATTTCTTTAGGTAGTTTAGTTTTCTTATCAATTACAGGGTTACCTCTGTCATCAAAGATACCTTTTGTTGTATGTAATTCTTGTGTAATGCCATTATATTGTGTAACTTTATCTGTTAGTAATTGAATAAAGTCTGTATCACTACTAACAATACAATGCTCATCTTCAGGGTGTTTGTGTACCCAACGTGCAATAATATCATCTGCTTCTGCGATGTTACATTGTAATACACTACAATTTGTTTTCTCTTTTAAGAATGTTGTAAGACTATCAAACGCCTCCCAGAACAGTTTATCTTCTTCTTGTTCTGCTTCAGTAAGTGCCTGCCTTGCCACTGCTCTATTCTTTTTATAAGGTTCATAAAAGTCTTTACGCCAACTACGTCCTTCCAAACAAAATACAACATGATCCGCACCTTGCTTCGTCCATGCTTTAAGTACTGCATTTAATGTAATATGAACTGCTAGTCCTAATTTTTCCCAACTGTCAGTGCCTCTAAAGGCAACGTGTCTTGCTCTAAAAAAAGTATTTGCGGTGTCTACTAATAGATATTTTGCCATGTTATTCCTTATTGATAATGTCTGGTGTTACTGCGTCTATTACATTTACTGTAGTTTTTACTACTGCCTTTGCCGTATAGATAGTTGTACTAGCAACTGTATCGACAACTGCAACTGATGTGCTACAAGCAGATAGTGTAAACATAAATGTAATTAATAGAATTGTCTTTTTAAACATACTACATTGTAAACAATTTTGTCTCTTCTGTCAAGTTAAAAAACACTTTTTCTCCAAGTCTGATATGGTCTTTTGCATTAATTGGGCGAACTTTACGTCTTGCATGGAAATGTCCTCTGGTCCATGATGATTCTGATATCTTTGATTCTTTAAAGAATTGCAAATTAAGTCTTTCGTCTTCTGTTGTTTTATCGTCGATTTTGTGCATTAAGTGAACCAGTTGTGCTAATGAATAGTTTAAGATATGTACATAATCCATATTATTTAATTTTCCTTCGAATATAGCGTCAGAGAATAATGTCTCTTTTTTCTTAGGATCGTGCCAAGCAAGATTTACATTCGTCTTAGAAATTTTGTTTGGCTCTTTTGGTTCTAACTTAACACCTGTCCAAGTATATTGTCGTTCATGTTCAATTTTTTTAACTTCTTCTATTGCTTTTTCTAATTCTTCTTTGTTTGTTACAGTATGATACCAAGCAGAGTCTTTACCTTTTGCTTTTATATCTAAAAATATTTGTTCTCCAAACCAATTACTAAATGCGTGATAGTGAACAGACTGTATTAAAAACCTATTATGATAGTCAGATACATCTTTTACAACTTCAACAAATTCATCAATTATGTCTTTCAAATATCCAAGGTCATTTTTCTTTCTGTCATTTACTGTTTCTAATGCTTGTCCAATTTTTGAATAATGTCCTTTAAATATAATCTTAGAAAGGTCTTCTAATTCTTTATTTTGTTTTGGAGTCGTAGAAAATAAATCTAACTTACCTTTATACATTGGGAAGTTAATAAAATAATAATTAATATAATCTGGATCGTCGCAATGATTGTTTATTACATTTATAGTTTCTCTTATTGTTCCTCCAAAACTTAAATTACTGTCTTGGACATAATATACTTTAGCATCTAAATGGTTAGCAATAGTATCAGCCCAACTTCCGTATAATGTCTTAGGATCGTTTACGAACTTCTTTTTAGCCCATCTTTCATCAGTATAATATTCTGTACTATAACTGGCACTTGGCAAGTCCCACCCTTCTCCTATTACAAAGATTCGGTGTTTCTTGTTATCAAATTTATTATAATCTATTTTCATAGTAATTTTAAAAAACTCCCTTTTAACGATTTGTTAGCCTCTTTATCGAAGTAACCTCTTCTATAAGGTTTGTGCTTTTGGGAAAGTGTTTCTATAATGCTTTCATTAAGAAAGGTTACGTTGTTAGGCAAGTTTAAATCTAAACTTTCCATGTGTGTAGTCCTGTAAACTATCACTTTGTGTACTATATTACTTATCCTTTGAATGAACATTTCCAAGTACTGTTTATCAGTATCTTCTGTTAATTTAGGAATACCAATCCATGCCATTACTTGGTCATTATGACCTTTTATTTCAGATTCGTATTCTTCTAAATTATCTATCATATCCTTTAACGTTAGATTATGTCTACCAACAGTAATTGTTCTTGCTTTGTATAATTCTGCTAAATGATTTACAAAACTTCCTGGTTTATTATCAGGATGTTCAACATCATGTGCACCAAAATATTTTGGATCGTCTTGTGCAATCTTGTATAAATTATCTGTGCAACAACCACTAGTGTAGCCATCGCCTATGTTGTAAAATATCATATTACTTTCCGCCTATT